CACATTTACTAATAAGCCAGTACTTATCGTTGCTCCATTAGGTGTAACAGCGCAAACTGCTTATGAAGAAGCTCCACTTCTAGGATATGAAGTAAAAGTATTGAGAGATAGCTTTACAATTGATAAAGGACTCTATATCACAAACTATGAGCAATTAGAAAACATTGATACAAGTGTTCTTGGTGGGGTTGTTCTTGATGAATCAAGTATTTTGAAGAACTTTACAGGAAAAACAAGAGTAAGACTATCAAAAGCATTTGAAAATACGGAATATAAGCTATGCTGTACAGCTACTCCTGCGCCAAATGATCTAATGGAATTGCTAAATCATGCTGATTTTCTAGGAATCATGTCAACCGCTCAGGCTTTAGCGAACTATTTTATAAACGATATGAAAACAGGTTCATATCGTTTAAAAGGACATGCTACAAAGGACTTTTATAGATGGTGTTGTACATGGTCAGTTAATATTGAGAATCCAAAAGACTTAGGTTTTGAAGCAAAATACTACGTTTTGCCTGAGCTTATTGAAGCAAATGTAATTATCGATATTGATGTCATTGATGATAGTTTTGAACATGGATTATTTAGAGAAGTGGGAACATCAGCCACATCATTTCATAAAGAAAAAAATAGAACAGCAGATATAAGAGCTAAAAATTGCGCTGAAATAGCAAAAAGGGACAGTGAGCAGTATCTAATATGGTGCGATACCAATTTAGAAGCTGATTTGTTAAAAAAATACATTCCAGAAGCAGTTGAAGTAAGAGGTAGTGACAGTCCTCAAAGAAAAGAACAATGTGCGCTTGATTTCAAGCAAGGAAAAACAAGAGTTCTAATATCAAAACCAAAAATATTTGGTTATGGTATGAACTTTCAAAAATGTCACAATGTTATTTTTTGTGGATTGACATATTCATATGAAAATTATCATCAGGCATTAAGAAGAATTTATCGTTTTGGACAAAAGCATACAGTCTATTCTTATATCGTCCTAGGAACAACTGAAATGCACATTTTAGAGACAGTAAATAAGAAAAAAGAGCTGCAATATAATTTAAAAAATCAAATGGATTTGTCGGTTCAAGAAATCCAGTTATTAAATTTTGAAGAAAGAGAGGTAAAAAGCAATTTGATTCAAAATACAATTGAATTGCCAAGTTTTATATGAGTTATAAATTATACAATGATGATTGTGTCAATGTATGCAGTCAGCTTCCTGATGACTGCATAGACTTAACGATTACATCAATCCCATTTGCAAATCTCTATACATATAGTGATGATCCTAGAGACTTCTCAAATGTCAAAGATTTAGATGAATTCTTTGCTCAAATGGATTATTTAATTCCAGAACTTTATAGAATTACAAGACCAGGAAGAATTATTGCACTTCATTTGATGCAAATTCCAACTTTTAAAGGAAGAGATGGAGCTATGGGCTTGATTGATTTTAGAGGTATGGTAATAAAAGCATTTCAAAAACACGGATGGACATTTCATGGAGAAATTACTGTATTCAAGGATCCACAAATTGAAGCAACAAGAACTAAATCAGCAAGCATTTTGTGGAACTCTTATAAAAAGTTTGCTGAGATAACTAGAACGGGTATGCCAGATTATGTTGTTCTGATGCAAAAAGTTGAAAGAGAAGATGAATGGATTCATGTTACTCATGATAATATCGATGATGAATTTCATCAATGGACTCGTTTCGCATCGCCTTGTTGGGGAATAGGGAAAGAATCACCTAAAGTATCAAGAACAAATGTATTAAACACTAAAGTTGCAAGAGAAAAGAAAGATGAAAAGCATATGACACCACTTCAATTAGATTTAATTGAGCATTTAATAAAATGGTACACAAATGAAAATGAAGTAGTTTTTGACCCATTTGGCGGAGTGATGTCAGTCCCTTATTCTGCTATAAAACTCAATCGAAATGCAATCGCATGCGAAATTAAAAAATCATATTTTGAAACTGGCCAAAAATTCATAAGAGATTTAGAAATGTCAATGAATCAGCCAACTTTGTTTCCATTATGAACTATTTAATGTTAAATAAAGATGATATTACAGAAGTATGCGGTGTAATTTCAAAAGCAGAAGTCAAAAAAGAACTTGTTTTAACAGAGCATCAATTTTGGTCGTTTGTTTATTTAGGAAAAATATTTAGAGAAAAATATATTCTTGTTGAGGAAGAATTTAAAAAAGAAAGGCAAGAAATAGTAATAAAAGAAGTAAAAGATGATCGTGCTAGAACTTATTCAGTTGATACGTTTGGAAGATTTTATATAAAGTGGAAAAAAAGCGGAAAGAAAAGGGAAATATTTCCTTATATCAAAAAGAAAACAAATACCGACAAGAAGTATTTGGCTTTAAAAATAGATGGAAAAGAATATGTAGCAAAAAACTTAATAGCGGCAGTATTTATTAGATCATATAAAAAAAATGACATTGTTATTTGCAACGATGGAGATTTTAGAAATATTAGGCTAGATAATTTAAATATTGTACAAAAAAATGAATATTACAAAGGAAGAACTACATCCAAAAATGTAAAAGTAGGTCTTTTTGAAAATAATGAGCTTGTACAGAGTTATCCATCCACTAGAAAAGCAGGAAGTGCACTATTTCTATCACGTCAAACAATATGTGATTACTGCAATAATAAAGTAAAAAAACCGATTTATGATTTAAGATGGATATGTTAAATTTATGCGATGAATTGAGAAAAAAACTGTATTTGTGGAGTCAAGAAAAATTCTGGCCAATATTAGAAGAAAATAAACAGCTCAAAGAAGAAAATAAACAATTAAAAGAAGATGTAAAGAAATATAGAAATCAAGCATCCAGGTTAAGAAACAAAAATAACAGATTGAGTGAGTTATTGAAAGGAAACAGTGGATTAACAATTGAGGAAGAAAAGCCGATATATGCAGTTTATGATCTAAGAAAAAATGAAAAATTAGTTGCTATTGGAACAATCCAGGAATGTTCAGAACTATTAGGAATATCAGTGGGCCACTTGAGATTATGTGCATGTCCAAGTGGTCAAAAAAGAAACTTTAAATATAAAGTTGTTAAATTAGGTAAACTTGATTAGTTTATAAAAAATAGAAAGAGAATAAGAAAAATGACAGCAAGGGAAATGTTTATAAAATTAGGCTATAAATACAGTTTTGATACATTTAAGCTTGGTGGAACAAGCAACTTCATATCATATAAGAAAAAGCGTGGATATGAACATATAGTTTTCAATCTAGATAAAAAAAGAATTCAAACTTGTGCACCTCTAACTGTAGATGAATTAAAAGCTGTATATCAACAATGTAAGGAGTTGGATTGGATTAATGAATAATAAATCAGCTTTAGAGCTATTTGAACAAATTGGCTTTCGTGTAGGCTATATAAGCAACATAAAATTTGTGTATGTTAGACATAACAAGCAAACAAATATAACTGAAATGATAGTTTTTAATACAGCAAAAAGAAAATGGTATGTTTCAACAAATGATAATACATCGTTAAGAATGAATATAGCATTGTTTGAAGCTATCAGTAAGCAAATAGAGGAGTTGAAATGGGAATATGAATAATAAAACAGCAAGTGAAATGTTTAAAGCACTAGGATATATACCATTTTTTACAACAGATAGGATAATGGCCTATACAAACATTTCCAATATTGAAAATGAAGAAGATGAAGGATACGTGTTTTTCTATTTAAAAACAAAGTGTGTGAAAACTTGTTATAGCATGCAAATAGATGGTGTTAGAGTTGACATGAAATTACTAACAGCAATAAACAAACAATGTGAAGAGTTTGGATGGCTAGATGTATAAGATAATCAAACGGATAATAGATAGAACATTTAAAGTCCATTCACCTTCCAAGTGGTTAAAAAAAGGAAATATTAAGATTAAAAAGGAGTGAAGAAAATGACAATTAGAAATCTTTTGGAAAAATGTAAAAATACAAATAGATTAGAAATTGCTTTAAAAGAAGAAGGACAAGAAAACAAAAAAGTAATGTGTTGTGACATCGAATATTGGAAAGCACTAAATGAAAATATTCTAGATTGTCCAGTTGCTGAATTTTCAATATGGTTTAATTTAGAAAGACTAGAAATTATATATAGACCAGAAAAATCAACTCTTAAAAATACATAAAGTTTTTAAGAGTGATAACACCCTTTAAAACTATACGTAGTAAGGGATTAGAGAGAATACAGTAAGGTGCGATAATATGGAGTTATCGAACCTAGAAATATAGCATATTTAGAAGCTGAAAAGAGCTGCTTGAAAGGTATCAGCAAGTGGATTCAATCGCTCAAAATGAAGTTGCTTTAGAAACAGTAAATAGTTATATCAGACAAAAAGAAAAAGAATTAAAAGAAATTCTTTAAAAAGGGAGTGGAGTTATGAATTTATCACAAAGAGAAGACGTTAAGTTTAAAATATCAAAGTTAAAGGACTGGAAAAGAATGTCTAAATTCTTAAAAGAAACAAAAGAAGAATTGTTAGACAAAAGAAAAGGAATATCATATTCGCCTGAAATGCCAGGCTATCATTCAACAATTTTTCAAGAATACAATAAGTTGCTAGAAAAGACAGAGGATTACGATAAATGTATTGAAGTATATGATACATACATTCATATATTAGAAAGAGCAATGAATGATCTTCTAGATGAAAAGCATAAAGAAGTCATTGATATTTATATTAATAACGCAAGTGATAAATTAAGAGTGAGCAAAGCAATAGAAAATGGATATTCACAAGCGATTTTTTATAAGCTATTGAATGAATCACTAGATATTATAGCTTTAGCAATTGCTCCAACAAAAGAAAAAATAAAAAGAATGTTGGAGTAAATAAAAAAGTAATCGTAAAGTAAATCAAAAGTAAATCAAAAGTAAATGCCCCGAAAAATGTGTTATTATGGTAATGTGGTTAATTCGACATAGGCCACTCCCTTTACAAAAGAATTGTTAAAAAAGAACTGCGGTGGTAGTTCTTTTTTGCTTTATAAAAAGGAGTTGATAATATGTCAGTTAAAAGACTAGATAGAGATGGAGCACATAGAAAACAATTCGAAAACAATAAGAAAAGGATATTTGCAACTCAATCAGTCTGTGGAATTTGTGGAAAGCCAGTAGACTTTAGTTATAAATATCCACACCCATTGAGTGCTTGTATTGATCATATCATTCCAGTTGCCAAGGGTGGACATCCAAGCGACTTGGATAACTTACAACTAGCGCATATGACATGCAACAGACA